CGCTAACTCCGGGGACCGTCGTTGTCCTTGCCTTTCCGGCTCCAGTTTTCTCCATTTTCTAAATAAATGGAATTTCTCGGTCAGATCTATCATAACGTTCTGATGCCGTTGGAGGATGGTCGTAAAACGCCTGAAACTCTCGGCTGATTTGCGGTCACGAGATACCGGTCTGTCCGCGCGTCAACAACGCGTCAGAAACGGTTCGAACTTTCTGGGTATACTGGTTTCGAGGTCAAAGTCTCCCCTTGAGACATTCGGGTAGGGACCACCCTGAACCTATGTAAACAAGAATTACTCTATGCTCACATTACGTACTCCCTTTCGTTCCTTCGTGCGTACAATCAGTAGTACTAGCACTCTCTTATATAATCAATATTTTGTACTCCGGGAACTAGTAGACCAGAATCGCGCGCGATTGCTGCCCTATGTTGTCGTGGATCCCACAGATCCTGAGGGTATTCTGTACCTATCGGAACGAGAATACTTTGAACTCCTCAAGGTGTCCGTATCGAACGATCGTAATTTGATAGTTCTTCAACGTCCTGGTAAAGTGTCGATGGTGAGTGCCAAGGATGTTGGGGAATCCCCCAAAACCCTGACCCCAGACTTGATTCGATCACTTCCTGTTGAGTCTCAAAGGGCTATTGAAAACGTAATTCGATCCGAGTTAGCGAAACTCACGGCTAATAAGGCGTTAGGTGGGGTAGAAAAGAAACAAGATACATCTGGATCGAAAACAAATACATTACACAAAGATCCTAAAGATAACTCCTCCCCAATCTTGGAGAGTCGGTACCAAAGGTTGTGTCGTATGCTTCGACGTGAGCATCACTCCATGACTCACTTCGGAGGAGCAACGCGTTTTTCAACGGCTGCCTCTCCTTTCGGCCAGAAGACCAGTTTCCCAGTAGGGAGATCCGGGATCTTACTTGGAGAGGGAAACTTCTCTAAGCTGTTCCATGGTTGGGGATCTACCCTCCGACACTGGGGCGGAATTCCGCGAACTTTTGCTACGGTTTGTGCTTTTCGTGAGCTTTCCTCCTACTATTACAAGATATTAAAAACTCAAGGGGTTAACACAATGTGCCTTTCCCTCAAGGTTACAATATTCGTTGTAAATAATTATTTAGCAGGAGTAAAACGTACAAACACGGAAAGATTAGGTTATCGTATGAAGTTGATCAACGGTTTACCCGTTTGTCTTCCTCTACGTTTTCGCTGTGCGATACGCGATAGGGATGCACGTACCATTCGCGTGGTTATCGCATTCTTAGGGATCTATAAGGGGATTGACGCCTCTTATCGCCCCTTGTTGGAGTACCTCGCTCCAATCGAATCAATGCGATTCCCATGGGGGAAACAGGTCGACAGTTTCTCCCATTTCGTTCAAACGATTTTATTTACCAAAATCTTCCCTGGTTTGTTAACAGTACCTATTCAAACGGTCTCAGCAAAGCCGCCCTTGCTAACCACCGCCGGTCCTAATGATCCCACTGCCGTCCTGGGGGCTCATCATGACCTTCAAGCTTGGAAAACTCGACCTTTTCCTTGGTTGTTAGAATTTTGTAAGCACATGGGATATAAGTCTATTCTTGATTTGTATTCTTATGTGGGTCTCGTCGGAAAACTCTCCTTACCATTACCGGTACGGAAAGGTTGCCCGGTTCAACCCCTCAAACTTGGGAAGATTTCCCTCAAATTTGAGCCAGCAGGTAAACTTCGACCGTTTGCCATAGTGGACTTTTGGACACAATGGGCGTTGACTCCCCTGCATAAAACGATTTTCGAAATGTTACGTTTGATCCCTTCAGACGCAACTTTCGATCAAACTGGAAAAACAGAGATGTTTGCCCAGCGTTTACATGCAATGAAGATCCGAGAGGTCTATTCCTATGACCTCAAGGCCGCAACAGACACTATTCCCATTCTGCTTTACAAAGTACTGTTCTCTTACCTGTTTTCAGCTAAGACCACTTCTCTGTGGCTTGGACTGTTAACAGATAGAGAGTTTTATTTACCCACGAACCGAGCGTTCCGTATTCCTCATAAAACTACCGTCACCTATTCCCGTGGTCAACCCATGGGAGCTAGATCCTCATGGGGGGCTATGGCGTTGGTCCATCACGCCTTAGTCCAGTTCGCCGCTTATCGTGTCGGTGAAACTGGTTTCTTCCCCCATTACTTGGTTCTAGGGGATGATATAGTTATCGCTACGGAGAAAGTTGCTAATTCTTATTTGAGTGTTTGTAATGAATTCGGGGTTAAGGTGGGTTTACCGAAATCCTTCATCTCAAACGAGGGTTTCTTTAATTTTGCTTCCAAATCCTTCAAGAGCGAAACAGATCGACCTAGTGTTACCAATTTATCTCCAATCTCTTTACGAGAGGAACGGTCTATTCAAACCGCTCCCCAGCGTGCCGAGTTGGTTCGGCGAATGGACTGGATAGGTTGGGTAAAGACGACGTTGGTCCCAAGGGTCCTTGGAATGGTGAAACTCCAATTACCCCTGGAAGGTTGGTACTACATCCAACCTGCTCTTCGTTGGAACAGGTGGCATAGTCTCCTTATTTCGGCGGTCCGGAACATCTTAGTCCCTGACCCTGAGAAACTCTCAGAGTTAGGTATTCGGTGTCCTGTCACGGTCGTTTGGTCAGATCTTATATGTGTTTCCACACAGGCAAAGACGGACCTAACAGTGACAAAGACCATCGCGAACTGGGCGGACCCAGAGCATAAAGGGATAGTGCATCCTAATATGACTCCAGGTTTAAACCTAATTCGTGACTTCCTAATTAAGGATATTATTAAATTATTGAAAAACTCAAGGTTCGACTTAGTCTGTCTCTCCTATTTGGTTAGAGTCTTTCCCCCTTCACATATCTATTTAAGAGCTTTTCTGTCGCCTCCCGCACAGAAACTTTTCCTTTACGTCAAAGGAATGATAGATTCAATCTATTGCTCTATCTTAGGTATGCCAAGGCAACTAACCAATGAAGAGATTACCACAAATCTTTATCCACCGAACCTAGCTCGCCTCTACACGGAGTATCGAGCTAAGTTAATAATCGATCCCGAAATGTTAGGGCTCATTTGGGACACGGTAGTTAAAGTTCGATTTGTGGGTCTCAAGCGAACTGATGTTGTTACAAGCTCGGTTGGTTCCCAATTCTCCCCTGGAACTGGTAGAGTTAAGTCCTTATCTTGGTTCTTCGAACCCGAGAAAAAAGATAAAGGGCCATTAATCTCAGATGATAAGGTGTTTGTGCGTGGCTCACTCATACCTCTTCCTCCGAAAATTCTACCAGAACGAGATGAATTGGTAGCCTCCCAACGAGTTCTACGTGAAATTGTTGATGACTCTCTTCCTCGCGCCAAGGAATGGAAGGTCCTCCTTAGGAATATTCCTTTGGAAGGGTTATTGAAACTTAGAATGGAATTCCCGGAGTTCCCGAGATATTCCGCTCTAAACCATTTCTTCCGTGAGATATCTTCTGTAGAACAAGCTCAGAGGCGCTCTGAGGCCCGTCGGAATCGCTTTTGGTTAGAGTTGGAAAGAAAATTACGATCACAGACTTTAGGTTCAGTTCCTGGAAAAGAAACCTCTCCCCGTGGGTAACGTCCGTCTCTCTGGCCAGCATCAAACTTCCCTTTGACTCCAACTCGAGAAACGAATGGTCTTGCGAAAGAGTCGTACTCGACTAACGAGATTATTCTTAATCACCGAGAAGGGGTCGCGGTTCTCTTATACCTTATTAAGAGTGGGTGCCTTAACAAGCAGAAAACTACAACCCC